ATGCGCTATGCCATCGACGAGAAAAAAACAGCGTGGAGCTATATCCGGGCGATATTGGCCGCATATGTCCGCGATGGAGTGAAGTCCGTTGACGATATCAAGCGGCGGGATATGCAGCGGGGGCAACGACCGACAGGAAAAAATGCAGCTCGCAATGCGCAGTACAGCACGCATGATGGCTCGGTGTCGGATTTGGAGCGCAAGGCAATCGAGGCGGCGCTCCGGGAGGGCGGAGCATGATCCACTACACGATCATTGGCGAGCCACGGACTAAGAAAAACCACCAGAAGATTGTTGGAACTGGGAGACGCTGCCCGTGCTGTGGGAAACCTGAAAAACAGTGGATTCAGCAGGGCGATGCATACAGGCAGTACGCCGAACTTGCTGCGTGGCAGTTTCATCCTGTGCCGGACAAGCCGATCGACTACCCCGTGAATTGCTGCTATTTGTTTTACATGGCAACAAGGCGCAAGGTGGACGGACTGAACCTCGCGGCGGCGCTGGATGATATCCTCGTCGAGCGTGGGATATTGTCCGACGATAACTCCCGCATCGTTGCTGGGCACGACGGGACGCGGGTGCTATACGACCCAAAAAATCCGAGAACGGAAATTTACATCACGAAAATGGAGGAAAACACATGAGCGAACCAATTATCGCATACAAGGGCGTCGGCGGGAAATTTGTGGAGGTGTGATGGCGTGACGCATCTGAGCCTGTTTAGCGGCATCGGAGGGCTGGATCTGGCGGCGGAATGGGCCGGATTTGAAACCGTCGGACAGTGCGAATTTGCCGACTATCCCACAAAGGTGCTGGAAAAGCACTGGCCGGACGTGCCTCGCTGGCGCGACATCCGGACTTTGACAAAGGAGAGCTTTTATGAGCGAACAGGACTACGAACAGTTGACGTTATTTCCGGCGGATTCCCCTGCCAGCCATTCTCCGTGGCTGGAAAGCAAAAAGGAAAAGGGGACGATCGTTACCTATGGCCTGAGATGCTCCGAGTTATCCGAGAGCTGCGCCCGCATTGCGTTGTCGGTGAGAACGTACCTGGAATCCTCAAGATTGCCGCCGGGCAAGTGGTCAAGGATCTGGAGCAGGCAGGGTATCACGTCGTCGTGTTCAATTTTGAAGCTGCGGCTGTCGGAGCTTGGCACAGGAGAGCAAGGGTGTTCTTCGTCGGGTGCGCCAAAAATGTGGAAAACGCCAGTCGTAGCAGACGCGACAGCCAGAAAAATGTTTGTGAACAGCCGAGGCGAACCGAATCTGTCCGGGCAGGTGAGACTATGGCCGACACCGACGGCGAGAGACCACAAGGGCGCAAACAGCATGGAGCACCTAAAACAGGCGAAGGAACCGGGGAACCAACACCACGTTGGACAACTGGCAAACGCGGTGAAACTCTACACAACACCGTGCGCGGCGGAGGCGACGGGAACGACCGGAGGAAAGAATCACAGGAGCTTGCGAACGGACGTTGGTGGGCAGTTGAACCCGACGTGGGTAGAATGGCTACAGGGATTCCACATCGGGTGGACAGACTTAAATGCCTCGGAAACGCGGTAGTACCACAGCAGGCATATCCGATCTTCCGCGCATTGCGGGAGGAATTGACAAGAATGGAGGAAACGACATGACAAAAGAAGAAATCGTGCTGGCGCTGCGGGCGTGCGGCAACGAGGAAAGCTGCCTACATTGCCCATACTTCAACATTGCGGCATGGAAGTTCCGCTGCAATGAAAAAGACACCGAAGCCGCCGACCTGATCGAGGCGCAGGCGGCGGAGATCGAGAAGCTGAAAGCGCAGGTGCCGAGGCGGATTCCGGTGGAGGAACGCCTGCCGGAGCAGGACGTCCCGGTTCTGGCGTGGTTCGAGGACGGACTGATTTCGCGTCAAAGCCCTGATATTGTTTTGTGGAATGGACACGAATGGATGCACAGGCACTTGCATCGGAACGTTTGCGGAATCACGCACTGGATGCCGCTGCCGGGGGTGGATGCATGAAACAGAGCGGATATCTGAAACGCCAGGCGGATGTGCAGGATCGCCTGCTGAAAATTGGGACGGAGGTCGGGCAGCAGCAGGTCTTCGACGCGCTGGCACTGGCCTTGCGCGATCCAGCGGTCATGGGCGCGAAAGGCGTACTCGGCCCGGCAAAGGTCAAGACCGTGTGCCAGCGTGTACAGGAAATTGTGCAGGAGTTTGCGGATGCATGGTCTCCCGGCCCGGAGCAGGATTACCAGCAGGACAGGCTTGACCGGGCACTGAAGGACGTTTTTGGCGGGGATTTGCAGCCGTTTGCAGTGCGATACCCTTTCATAAAGGAACAAAAATACAGGAGGTAAACCGATGAAAAAGCTATTTATTTCGCAACCCATGCGGGGCAAGACAGACGAGGAGATTCTGGCGGTGCGTGCGCAGGCGAAACATGAAGTAGAAGCTTCACTGATGGAAAAGGTTGTAGTGATCGACAGTTTTATTCAAGGTGCCCCGGCGGACGCAAAACCGCTTTGGTACCTCGGGAAATCCCTGGAGCTGCTCTCCACGGCAGACATCGCATACTTTGCCAAGGGCTGGGAAGAAGCACGCGGATGCAGAATCGAGCACGAATGTGCCGAGGAGTATGGCGGCATCTGGATAGTCACATATGAGACGATATGAAGAAGGAAGATGGAGGTAAAAACAATGGAATACAGCAAAGTTGCAGTTACGTCGACAGGATGCGAAGCATCGATCAGAGAGCAGGAGAGCATTTTTACGCTGGTCGCGAAGTCGGAAGAGATTGCGAGGAACATTGAGGAAACTGTGCGGGTACTGGATGGCAACCTCTTTGGTTGCGGAGAACATGATACTCCGCCGGATGAACCGCGCTGCTTCCGGGACGTGTGTGCACAGCACGCCGAGCGCATGGCGCGCATCGACGCAATGTTAAATTCGATCAAGGGAAGGCTGGGCGTGTGATGGGGCGGATGACAAAACGTGCGGAAGGCACTGTGGTTTACGCCGGGGGATACAAACAGTACGAGGGCGGAGACATACCCGCCGAGGTTAGCCCGCAAGGAGTCCGCGAGCTGCTGGTAAGACTGGCCGAATACGAGGACACGGGTCTGACGCCCGGGGAAATCAAGTCAATGCAAGAGGAGCACTTTAGCGGTCTGGAAATGGCAAAATTGCACAGCGCTCTCATGGAACTCAAAAAATATCAAGAAGCTGACAAAGACGGCAGGATCGTGGTGTTGCCGTGCAAGGTGGGCGGAAAACTATGGGTAATCGGACGAGACAATGTGCCACGAGAAATGGCGCTTGAAGCGCCGGGCATCAGAACGGTGTGCACGGACGAGGACAACTTATGTATGTCAACTTGTAATCGTAAGCCGGATGGTTTTTGCGCGTATCGTCTGCGTAACGATGGCACGAGCATAGGCAAGACCGTATTTCTGACCCGCGAGGAGGCGGAGAAAGCATTGGAGGCGATGAAGGATGGCTGAATTGAAACCCTGCCCGTTTTGCGGCTGTCATGACTATGGTGTACACCTGCAAAAACTCTACTACGAGAATGATAACTACACCAAGTATAAGGTCATGTGTGAAGACTGCGGCGCAGAGGTTGGTGAATTTGCCACACCGGAACGATCAATTGAAGCATGGAACAGGAGGGTGAGCGATGTACATTCTGGACAGCGCACAGAAAAGCGTGATTGAATTGAAACCCTGCCCGTTTTGCGGGGGACAAGTTAAGTTCTTGACCATGGACGACGAGTTTAACATTCGCGACGAGGAGTATGAAAAAGACCCGTGGAGCGGATTGCAGTATGGACTTTACCACGACGTGAAAGATAACGAAGGCTGCCCAATCGCCACACACGTCGACGAAATGCTTGGAGTGTATGGCTACGACACGAGAGAAGATGCCGCCGAGGCATGGAACAGGAGGGCTGACAATGGCTGAATTGAAACCCTGCCCGTTTTGCGGGGGAACGGCAAAGATATGGCATGATCCTGATGGCCCCGGCTATTCCTATGTCGAGTGCGAAAAATGCCGCATGAAAAGCGTTCGATTTATGCGTGCTTTTGAGAGAGCAAGTGATGAGGCCGCGGCAGCTTTTTGGAACAGGAGGGTAACTGAATGCGACGAAAGCGATTCACCAAGCTGCTGATGTCGTGCGGCGTTGGAAGAAATCAAGCGGTGCGGATTGCGGAAATGGAGGACGACAATGCCTGAATACATTGAGCGCGGAACGGGCGTGTCTATTTTTCGTGCAAAAGCAAACATGGCGGTTTTGATGGACGCTGCTCCGTATTTTGAAAAAGCGGCGAAGATGTTGGAGCAACTACCCACCGTCGATGCCGTGGTCGTTATTCGGTGCAAGGACTGTAAGTACAGTTGCATAGATGGAAACGGACGTACCTGCGAAGGCTATTGGTATGAGCTGAGCGAGTACGCTGTCCCAGTAAAGGACGATGACTTTTGCAGCTTCGGCGAGCCGAAGGAGGGCTGACAATGACTGCCGCCAATGAAGAACTCGCTTTGCTGGAAAAGTGGAAGCAAAAACTCTGTTTGCATGAGTGGCGGATTCGTTTAAAAACTCACCTTCGCCCCGAAGAAATGACGATGAATGATGCCGCAGGCTGTACCGAGTGGTCAGAATCAATTAAGACCGCTCGTATCGAGATCATTGACCCCGCCTACTACGGCGACCGCATTAGGCCGTTCGATTTCGAAAAGACGCTGGTACATGAGCTGTTACACCTGAAATTCTCCTTCTGGTGTCAGAACGAAGATGATATTGGAGATAGAGTCATGCACCAGATGATTGACGATCTCGCAAGAGCTTTGACGGAGGAAAGCGATGTTACCGATTAGGTTCAAAGAAGCGAATAAGACTCTGCTGAAACCTGAGTCCATGACGGATGAAGAATGCAGAAGCCTGCCCGTTTTCACCGATGGCGTTGAGTGTGTGAGCTGCTGGAAATTAAGTTGGAAAGAGCGCCTTTTCGCATTGATCTTCGGGAAAATTTGGCTCTCTGTTCTCAGCGGCAAAACCCAACCTCCGGTCTGGCTGGCGTGCGCGGACACCGTGTTCACGGAGAAAAGTGATGAAGACTGAGAAAAAGAACCTCCGCCGTATTTCCATCGTAGTCACGGCACAGACCAAGGGCAACCTTGAACGGCTGGCGGCGGTCTGCGGCTATGCGGAGATCGGTCGGGTGGTTGACAAGCTCACCCGTGAGAAGATGATCTCCCTCCACAACTTTGAAAGGAAGGAAAGGTACCATGGGTAACACGAAATGGGACTTCCAGATTGGGATTATTGCCCCCAACTGCGGGGCAAAGATGGACGGAGAAACGGAGGGTAACGATGATAATACTGATCTGAAGCCCTGCCCGTTCTGTGGTGGGGACGTTCGCTTCGACAAGGCATACAGCTATTTCAGAGACAGCGTAATCTACTGCGACGGATGCGACATGGTGTTTACGCTGGACGATTGCGCGGCATCCGACGTCGACATCATCAAAGCATGGAACAGGAGGGCTGACAATGGCTGAATACATCAACAAGGAAGAATACTGCGAAAATTATTGCCGATGCAGTAATGAGCATTGCGATAGGCAGAGTTGCCCAATCTGGAAAGCACCCGCCGCCGACGTTGCGCCGGTGGTGCGGTGTAAAGATTGCCAGAACTTGCGGCAGAGCGGGACGGGCTGGTGGTGCTGCGAGTATGGCGGGACGATCACTCCGCAGGACTATTGCAGCCGGGCGGAACGTATTACCAACACAGCAGAGCCGCAGCGCGTGCGTGTGGGCTTTGCCGCCGGAGGATATGATGCGGAGTTGGGAGGCGGCACTGCGTGAAAGAAATGGCTAAAAAACTGAGGGAATGTCTGATTCGGCGGCTCGGCGGATATACGCAGTCGGTGACTCTGCGGCAAGAGTATCCGGTTCGGAAAGAAGTCGACATCACGAAAAGCATCGCGTGGCAGGAGTGGGTCGCGATCAACATTGCGCGCGCACTGCTGCGAGGACACCTGATCAAATTTGAGGTAGAGCCGAATGAACGCTACGACACCGTATATGCGTCGCTGACGGTCGTGACGGAGCCGGGATAATGACATACATACTGATTAACCCGCGGAGGACGCCGGGCGGGGAGGCGCACTGGGATGCGCGAATACCGGCGGAAAAGCTGAAGATTGGGCTGACGCTCCGGCTGCCGGTAAACTGCGCAGACGAGAGCAAGGTGGGGCGAGTTACCAGGTGCGTGGTGCAGGAAATCCACAGGCGGCATAACTGGATCAGAGTTGTGTACAAAAATGGGAGTAACTGCGCATCGGAATGTATGAAAATAGTGGAGGAGGAATGAAATGGGACGAAGACCCAAAGTGCGAATATGCAAATGCTGCGGCAAGAAGATGAATCCGATGCGGCTGTGGATCTGCGAGGAGTGCCAGGCGGAGGGGAGGACGATCCCCGCAAACGGAAAAATCAACACGGCGGAGCTGGAGGCGGTGGCGCGGGAGCGGCAGACGCTCGGAGAGAATCCTCTGGCGGGGATGTCGATGGAGGAGATTTCCGCGCTAGCATGGACCTACCGGCGTGACGGCTACGGGAGCTACGGAAAGCTGCGCGGATATGTGCACGCAACAGGGCGGCTGCCGGAAAGGAGAGCTTGACATGGAGGTGCAATACATATGGCGGGTGACGCTGGGAGAAAGGACAACGGAGGTAAAAGGCCGGGACAGGCTGGAGGCGACCAAGCAGGCTGCGAAGGAGCTGGGTGTGCAATGGTCAAAGACGGCGCGGGACATGGAGGTGCTGCGGCTCAGAAGGGCGTGATGCGCGGGACGGCGGCAGCGGGCGGCTATGTGTTCCGCGAGCCGGTGCGGATGCAGGTGCTGCTGCCGGGGCACGACCCGGTGGAGGTAAGGGCATACGCGACGATAGACGCGAGGATGCAGGCCGCAAGCCTCCTCAATGTGGACATTGCGGAGGCGCTGGAGGCAAAGGTAGCTGTGGAGACGGCGGCGCTCCGGCGGTGGCAGAAGCGCCAGAAATGAAAAGCTGGCCGGGAAACCGGCCAGCGATCGGGGATTGTATTACCGGCCCGCGCAGCGGGCCGGTAATAGAGGACCGGATCAACACTATATATAATACGCGTGCGCGCGTATTTTCGAGGCTCGGTAAAGACCTAAGTTTACGACCAAAGCGGAAAGAGGGGAGAAGATGAAGATCATGGAGAGAAAATACGTGTGCGCCAACGGCGTGGTGGAGCGGACGAGATACGTCGTCGGCGACAACGCACGCCCCAGATCCTCCCGGAAAAAGGGAAATACCTCCTATCGGAAGCAGGAGGCGAACTTTAACTCCAGCCTGCGGAAGCTGGCAAGAATTTTGAACTGCAACTACACGCACGAAAACGGTCTGCTGATCACGCTGGACTACGATCCTGCGGGGATGGAATCGCTCTGCCGGAAAGCAAAGCTGACAGAAAAGCAGACCGAGTGGGCAATGGGGCCGAAGGTCGGCGCGATCGGCGAATGGAAAGCGGCGAAGAAGGGAAAGCAGGCCGTGGGCATCGACCCCTACGAAGATGCTGAACTGGAAGATGGCTGCGCGAAGCTGCGGGAAGCTGCGGAAAAGCAGATGAACCTCTGGCTGCGCAGGATCAAGCGGAAGGCGGGGAGCATGAAATACGTCGCCGTGACCTCGGACATCGACGGAGAGACGGGAGAGGTGGTGCGCATCCACCATCATCTGGTGATCGCGGCGGAGGATCTATCGTGGGATCTCCTCCGGCAGCAGTGGAAGCTCGGCTCCGTGGACATCCGACAGCTGAGGACGCAAAAAGACTACACGCCAATAGCCGTGTATCTGCTGCGGCAGGTGAGACGGCAGCCGGACGCGAAAAAATACGCCGTCAGCCGCGGGATGCTGCTGCCGGTGATTACGGAGAGAGAGGTGCTGGGAAATCCGGAGATCAGAGTCCCGGCGGGCGCCAGCGTGCTGGAGCGGGCGGAGTATAACGAGGAGACAGTGGTACAGTACGTTCGCTATGTGCCAAAAAAGCGGGAAAGCCGCACAGAGGACGGAGGCGGCGAGCATGGGATTTAAAATGCAGCGCGGCCTAAAAATGCCCTACCGCAAGCAGGGGAGGATCTATTTTACGCTCGTCAATTACGACGACCTGCCAAAAAATAGACAAGACAAAATAGACCGCCTGATCGCTGATGCGGCAGGCGGCGATGCCGCATACATCGGCGCGCTGCGGGAATGGCTGCTGCACGACGACAGCGACGTGCAGCGCGTAAGCATGGACCACTACATCAGCATCCAGACACTGTGCCGGATGCGGGAGAAAGTGTACAAGAGATGGTAATCGCCCGGAGGTCGTCCTCCGGGCGATTATGATTTGCAGTTACCAGCGCGCGGCCTCGTCAGCGGCGAGCAGCTCGGCTGCCATGGCGACTACATAAGCGGGAGCTTTGCGCTCGCCCGTGCACCAGTTGTCCACGGTGCGAAGCGGGATGCAGAACCGGGCGGCGAACTGGGCGTGAGAAAGGGAATACTGATTACACAGGCCGCGGACGGTGGCGTGCGTCAGATCGTAGATGCTGCCGAGGAGGATCAGACGATCTGCTGGAATGTCTGCGTCGTCCGGGTCGAGCCACACGTCGTCGCGGGACAGGTCGGCGATGAAAGCCTCACGGTCGCTGAAACAATAGGACGCGGCGCGGAGATAATCGCGGGTATGAGGGTCGAGCATGGCGCGCCTCAATAGCAGGGATTCCGCTTATCCATCTCCCAGGTCTCGCCGAAGCGCTCGGCGTGACGGCGGGCGTACTCATCGAAAAACTCCTGATCGGTGCAGGGGGCGAGGTCAGCGTGAACCTCTTCGCGCAGCTCGTCGTCCATCAGCTCGACAGCCGCATTGTAGTTGATCTCGGTGCCGTAAGAATTGATAACCTTTGCCATTTTAATTTCCTCCTAATGTTTTGTTTTGTGGGGTCTTGCTCTTTACACTTATATAATACCACTCAATGAGTGGTATGTCAAGCACTTTTTTCAAAAAATCGAAAAATTTTTTTCGGCGGGAAGAATTGGAAGTAACTGCGGGGGCGGGGAGGCGATAATCAGGGTGCAAAGGAGGGAGGATGCGTGCAGACAAGATACAGGCCGCGGGAGCTGGCGGAGGCCGTGGACAGATATTTTGACTCCATCCGCGTGGTGCGTCCGCTCATCCTGGAGGAGATCGACTATCAGGAGCAGCCGGACGGGACCTATGGCGTGACGCTGGATGCCTTCGGTCACCCGAGGAAGAAATTCGTCCGGCCGGTCGCGGAGGACGGAACGCCGGCGGTGGAGGAAATCTGGATCAAAAAGCCAAGTATGGCGGGGTTATGCCTGTTTTTGGGCATCCACCGCTCGACGTGGGCGGAATACGGCAAGAAAAAGGCGTATGCCGACACGGTGGAGCGCGCGCGGGGGCGCGTGGAGGACTATCTGGCCGGGAAGGTGCTGGAAAAATCCTCCGCAGCGGGCGCGAAATTTAGCTTGCAGCACAACTGCGGCTGGAAGGAGCGGCAGGAGATCAGCCTCGACAAGGAGACGCGAGAGGTCGTGAGCAAAACAATGACGGCCCAGGAAAAGCTGGAGCTGCTGCGGGAGCTGGGGCTAAAGCTCCCGGGAGAGGAGAACGAAAATGACGATCGACAAACTGATCAAGCTCGCACAGAAGCTGAAACCGACGCCATTTGACGACGAAATCCTGCTGATGTGGGTCAACGAGATCGAGGGGATGGTGCTGAGCGAGGTACACCTTGTGACGGTGACGGACATCAAGCCGTATGAGATTGGGACGGACGGAAGCCTGCCAACGGCGGAGCTGACCGCGCCGATGCCATACGACAAGCTGTACATGCAGTACCTGATGGCGCAGATCGACTACGCAAACGGCGAGTACAGCAAGTACCAAAACACGATGCAGATGTTTAACGCCTACTACACGGAGTATGTGCATTATGTGGCGGAGGTGCTCGCACCGGCAGACGGGCGGGCGGCGCTGCTGCAATACTATCTATCGGCCTATGCGATCGCCAAAAAGCACGGCTACACCGGCACGGAGGAGCAGTGGCTGCAATCCCTGCACGGCGCGGACGGCCGGGGGACCAAGATGCAGTACCAGGGCAAGGTGATCCAGTGGGCGACGGACGGGACGGAGGACTGGCACGACCTTGTGGATATGCAGGGCATCCAGGACGAGATCACACAGGATGCACAGACGACGATCACGGCGTCTGCAAATCAGGCGGCGCAGGAGGCGACGGCGGCAGCGACGGCGGCCAAAGACGCGGCAGTTGCGGCAAAAGACGACGCACAGAGTGCGGCGGCAACCGCAGGCAGCGCTAAGGACACCGCGACGGCGGCGGCGCAGGAGGCGACGGCGGCCAAAACAGCCGCAGCGGGGTCCGCGGCCTCGGCAAGCCAGCAGGCGGAAGCGGCGGCTGCGGCAAAGGATGCGGCGCAGGCCGCGCAGCAGCGCGCGGGAGCATCGGAGCAGGAGGCATATGACTCGGCGCTGGTTGCCTCAAACTCGAGAGATGCGGCGGTTGCGGCAAAAGACGCTGCGCAGAACGCCGCGCAGGACGCGGACATCTTTGCGAGAGAGGCGGATTCCTCGGCGCAGACCGCCCAGGCCTGGGCGGAGGGGAAGCGGGGAACGGCGGAGGTACCGGCGACAGACCCGGCATACCACAACAACGCAAAATACTGGGCGCAGCAGGCACAGGGAGGTGCCGATGCCGTAAAGTACACGCCGCAGAGCCTGACGGAGGCACAGAAAGCACAGGCACGGAGTAACATCGGCGTGACATCGGGCGGAGGCGGCGCGGGGAAGCCGGGTACGACTTTCACCCCGAGCGTGAGCGGAGCGGGCGTGATCTCGTGGACAAACGACGGAGGTTTGGAAAATCCGACACCGGTCAACATCAAGGGGCCGAAGGGAGATCAGGGGCCGAAGGGTGAGACCGGCGCAAAGGGCGAGACAGGAGCGCAAGGACCACAGGGAGAGCCGGGGGCAAAGGGAGAACCCGGCGCGCAAGGCCCGCAAGGAGAGCCGGGCACGGATGCAACCGTGACGGAGGCTGCAATCACGGCGGCACTGGGGTACACACCGGCGAACCCTGCGAATGTGCCGTCCGGCGCACTGGCCAGCAAAGACAGTGTAGACCTCGGAGGCAGAGATGTGACGGGGACGCTGCCAGTGAGCAATGGCGGTACCGGGGCAACGACGCCGGAGAAGGCGCTGGAAAATCTGATCAAGAGCAACAAGGATGCGCTGCTGGCGGAGGGGGTCATTAAGCGGGGGACGACGCTTTCCGGAAGCGACAGCATGGAGAAATACAAAAATCTGCTGATTGAGATTGGGGTGACGGGGGAAGGCACATCGAGCCAGTATATGTCGTGGCTATTCCCGTACCGCGTGCCGAGCGCAGTGTGGGGGATCTACATACCGGGCACAACGGCGGGAGCATACTACACGGGAGCACTGACGATAACAGCCAATGCGTGGCTGCTGCAGATCAACAGCCAGGGAGTATCTTTTAACTGCAAGGTATTCGGGACCCTGTGAAGGAGGAAAAGATGGAAGTAAAAATTGCATCTGACGGATATGTGGAGAGCTACTGCTTCGGGGGACATCTGAGCGGAGGAATTGCGGTGGAGGAGCCGGGAGAGCTTAACGCAGAAAACTATGCGGCATACCGGCTGGTTGACGGAATCCTGACGCTCGACGAGGAGAGACTTGCGGCCTTGCAGCTTGCGGGTAGGCAAAATGCGATCCGTGCGCGGCGGGAGCGAGAGTGCTACTCAGTGATCAACCGGGGGCAGCTATGGTATGAGGGTATCAGCCTAGCGCGCCTTGCGGAGCTGCGCCAGTGGTACAAGGCGTGGCGGGACGCACCGGCAACGCTGATCATCCCGGACAGGCCGGATTGGCTGGATTGACGGAGGGGATGCGAATGGAACTGGAGACAAAGGTGATTGAGAACGAGCAGCGGAGCAAATCCAACGTGCACCGGCTGGACCGGCTGGAGGAGCGCGTGAACGAACAGGAAAAGCTGGTGACGGCGATTTGCGGCCTGCAGAAGGACATGGAGCACACCAAGAGCGACGTATCGACAATTAAAACCAATGTCGATAAGCTGCTGGAAAAGCCAGCGAAGCGCTGGGACGGCGTGGTGACGGCAGTCGTGACGGCGCTGATCTCGGTGCTGGTGGGCGCGCTGCTGGGGCGGCTGATCTGACCGAAAGAAAAAAACCGGGAAACCGGTGAATTTTGAAAGGAGAAATGGAAATGAAACTGAGCAACAAGGTCTATGACATCCTGAAGTGGATCGCGCTGTATCTGCTGCCCGCGCTGGGCACGCTGTACTTTGCGCTGTCCGGCATCTGGGGGCTTCCCTACGGGGAGCAGGTCGTCGGCACGATCACGGCTGCGGACACCTTCCTCGGCGTGCTGCTGGGGATCAGCAGCGCCAGCTACAAAAAGGGGGCGTGAGCCATGACAGAGACGCAGATCCGGCAGAGCGTCGTAGCCACTGCCAAAACGTGGATCGGTTACAACGAGGCAGACGGCAGTCACCGGAAGATCGTGGACGTGTACAACTCGCACCGGCCGCTTGCACGCGGCTACGCACTGAAGTACACCGACGCATGGTGCGCAGGCTTTGTGTCGGCGGTGGCGATTAAGCTCGGCCTGACGGACATCATGCCGACGGAGGTCGGCGTTTGGAACATGATCGAGCTTTACAAGAAGCTCGGGCGCTGGAAGGAAAGCGACAGCTACACCCCGAAGCCCGGCGACATCATCATGTACGCATGGGGCGACAACGGCGTAGGAGACTGCACCAGCGGCGCCAGCCACGTCGGCATTGTGGTGTCCTGTGACGGCAAGATCATCACCGTCATTGAGGGCAACAAGTCAGATGCGGTCGGCTACCGCGAGATCGCGGTCAACGGCCGGTACATCCGTGGCTTCGGTCTGCCGGACTACGCCAGCAAGGCCACGGAGGCAGAGCCGGTAACACCTGCGCCGACACCGGCGCCGGAGAAGAAGGAGGTAACGGTAAACGTGGAACTGAGAATGCTCAAGCGCGGCATGAACGGCAACGATGTCCGCGCGGCGATGCTGCTCATGAAGGACAAGGGCTATTATCCCTACACCATTCCGGCGACGGACAAGCTGTTCGGTGCGAAGATGGAGGCCGGCGTGCGCAAGATGCAGGCCGAGCACAACCTCGGCGTGGACGGCATGATCGGGCATAACAGCTGGACATATCTGCTCAAGTAATGGCACCGCAAGCCCGCATCAGCCTGCCGCCCGCGCTGCAAGGGCTGACAAGGGGCGAGATGGAGCGGGTGATTGAGCAGGCGAACGTGGGCGCGGAAAATGAGCGCATCGCAAGGCTGTACTACATCGACAAGCTGCCGCAGGCGGATGTGGCGGCGGAAGTTTATCTTGCGCAGGCGACGATCAAGCGGCGGCTGCCGAAGATCGTAGAGAAAATGCAGATTGCCGAAAGACACATGAAAAACTGACAGACCCGGCGGGGGAGACCCTGCCGGGATTTTTATATGCAGGAAAAGTTGGAAGTAACTGGGGGAGCTGATGCGGGAAAATTAAGAAAAAGAAGGCGCAAGGAGGTGAGCGACAGTGGAAAAGGCATACGAGGGCAAGGTGAGAAACACCGGCAGCCAGGTTGTAAAGGCACCGTATCAGCACGAGAACAAGGACAGCGGCAAGGTGCACACCGGAAACGACCTGCGGAGCACGGCAGGCGGAAAAAAGTAAAAAAATCTGGAGGATAACATGGGAGAAACCAATTATTACGAGCTTTTCGGCGTACCCGCGCCGGAAGCAGGCGGAAAAGAGCCGGAAGCCGCCGAACCGGCAGCTCAGCCAGCAGAAGCATCCGAAACCGCAGAAGCGGAGCAGGACGAGGGCGGAAAAGAGCCGGAGGCCGCCGAACCGGCAGAAGCGGGCGAAGGGAATCCGGGCGAAGCGCAGAAGAATGCGCAGGAGCCTGAAAAGGACGGGCAGGACGCGGAAACGCGCCGCAAAAACGCGGCGCAGCGGAGAAGCCGGGAGAAGCTGGAGGCGGAGCAGAAGGGACGGCAGGACGCTGCCGCCGAGATCCTCCGCCAGATGGGGCTGAAGGACCCGAAAACGGGGCAGCCGGTCACGACGATGGAGGAATTCGCGGCGTACCAGCAAGCGAAGATGCAGGCCAAGGCGGAGCAGGACCTGAAAAACGGAAAGCTCAGCCCGGAGGTGCTGCAAAGCGTGGTGATGGCCTCTCCGGAGATACAGGCCCTCCTGAAGGACGCGAAGGAGACGAAGGAAACCGCCGAAGTGCAGGACTTCACGGCGCGAAGAGAGATGGAGCTGGCGGAGATCCGGAAGCTGAACCCGGAGATCAAGACGCTGGACGACATCATCCGGATGCCGACGGGCGGGGACTTTGCCGACCTCGTGCGAAAGGGGTGCAGCTTTGTACAGGCGTACAAGACCGCAAACTTTGACGCAATTATGCAGAAAACCCGCGCAGCGGGAGAGCAGCGGGCGAGAAACGCTGCAATGTCGCAGGCGCACATCAAGGGTACACCGACCAGCCAGAGCGAGGCCTTTGTGGTGCCGCAGCAGGTGAAGGAGATGTACCGCGTATTTAATCCGGGAATCACGGACGAAGAGATCGCAAAGGATTACCGGAAAAACAGAAAGTGAGGAGAGAAAAATGGCATTTATCCCTTATACCTACGCCGACGGGCAGCCGACGCCGTGGGAATACAAGCAGGCAGCAGCGCTGGGCGAGATCCGGCCGGGACAGGCGCTGGTGCTTTCCGCCGGGAAGCTGGCAAAGTGCAGCGGTGACAACCGGCCGGAGTACATCGGCATGTACGGGGGAACGGTCGCATCCGGCGACGTGATCCCGGTAATCAAGGTGGACGAGGAGACGGTGTTTGAGACGGAAAACTCCGTGGCGAACACCTCCGCAGCAGCGGGCAGCCGGCTGACCATCGACACCACCGGCACAAAGATCACGGCGACCGCCGGCGTGGCGGTTGAGGTGGTGGAGGCGCTGGACACGGCGGCGGGCGGCAAGATGCTCGTGCGCTTCCCGCGCATTCCAAAGACCACAGGCGGCGGCTAAACCGCCGGAACGAAAGGAGAGATGTAACATATGGCACAGATCATTCTGAGTGAATCCAGCAATATGGCCAACTCGCTCTTTGGCGAGATTCAGTCCCCGATCGCGGCGTTTATCGAGCGCCGCGACGAGGCATGGATGCACGACGAGAGCAACATTGCGGCAAAGATTTTTAAACAGGTACGCAGCACGCACCACTCCGAGGCATTTACCGGCATCGGCGCGGTGGATACCTTCGCGCCGGTGGGAGAAAACGGCGCATACCCGACGGGCGGCGTGGACATGAGCGACGAGCAGAGCTTTACGGCTGTGACGTGGAAGGGCAGCTTCGCCATCTCCGAGGAGATGATGGAGGACAAGATGGACTCCGTGCTTGTGGGGCAGCCGCAGGGATTCCTGGACGATTACCACCGCAAGCGCAGCGCGTTCTTCGCGGGGCTGCTTGGCTCGGCAATCAAAAATCAGGCGGCCTACAAGGCAAAAAACGTGGAGTTTAAGACCACCTGCTCCGACGGCAAGAAGCTCTTTGCAGCGGATCACAAGCCGCAGAAAAAGAGCATAACCCAGTGCAACGCCTTTAAGGACGCATTCTCCGCGACGGCGCTGGGCAAGCTGGCGACCGCCATGCAGAACCTGACGGACGACGACGGCAACATGCTGACCATGAACCCGGACACCATCATCATCCCCAACGACGCCGAAATCAAGGCGGAGGTGTTCGGCGTGCTGGGCGCGCACAACGACCCCGGCACGGCAGCAAGCAATAAGTTCAACTACCTCTTCGGCGCGTGGAACGTGCTGATCTGGAACGAGCTGAACCAGTATTGCACCGGCGGCACCACCGTGCCGTGGATCCTGATGGACTCCGGCTACAACAAGCGCTATTTCGGCGCGGTGGACATCATGCGCAAGGACCTGACCGTCAAGAGCGAGATCGCGCACAACGACGCGAACGTCTGGAAGGGCCGCGCAAGATTCACGGGCGGCTTCGTGGACTTCCGCGCATTTGCGGCAGGCGGCCTGAGCTTTGGCAATACCCTTTGATACATCCTCCGGCGGGGCGCACAACACGTCCCGCCGGAAACGGCATAGGAGGAAGAAAATGCTGCAAAACATCAATGCTTTGGTCAAGGCGCCGGAGTTGACCGGAAACACAAGAAGAGATCTGGAAGCGCAGCAGAGCTTTAACCGGCAGCTTTTACGGGCGCTGGACTATCTGCTGGGAGAGCTGGACAGGATTGACGAGCAGGCAGAGACGCGCCTGCAAAATTTGGAGGAGAAGAAATGAGCAAGCTGCCGAGCATGAGATACGAGGACAGGATCAAAAAAACGGCGCAGGTGGCCTTTGGCGGTCTGCGTCACAGCCTTTCCTGCTCGGACGGCGAGCTTTACGATATGAAAAACCTGACCTGCAAGGAGTACCCGATCCTGCAGCCGAGGGAAAAGCGGTGGATTGCGGATGCAGGCGTGAAGGACGGAAGGTACGAGCAGACAAAGCAGGTAATCTATGCGGACAATGGGAACATGTGGGACGTGGTACTGTGGACTGATTGGCGCGGGGGGTACGAGCTGCGGTCGAGAAAATGGAAAATATCAGTAAATCTGGGGAGAGAAAAGAAAGACTGGAAATTCATAAGATTCGGAGACCGCGTGCTGCTTCTGCCGGGAAAGTGGCTGATTAAGACGGCACTGGAGATAGACGGATATGCGCCGACAAACACTGAGCTTCCGACACTGACGGAGGCGGATGCGGGGAAACTGTATCTGACGTCCGGGAAGGCCCCAAGCATCTACCCGGTATACCGGTGGACGGGCACAAAGTGGCAGTACCAGGAGGAGCTGATAGAGCCGCTGGAATACGAGATCAGGGTGACGGGCGTAAAGCTGACGGACGGGACGATCTACGGGGAAAAAGCGACGGCAAACACGCTGACCTTCACGGGGATCTCCTCCATGGACGGGTACCCGGCAGTGGGGGACGGCGTGGAGATTACCGGGCTGACGGAGGCACCGGGAAATGACAAAACCGCAATCATACGGGAATTGCAGATTTCAACAAGCGGAAACGGGAAGCTGGTATTCTCGGACAACTGCTTCAAGATGCCACTTGGGCCGGACGGAAATCCGGTAAAAGAGGTGACGATCTCCGGGACGGTGACGCTCAAGCGCACGATGCCGGATCTGGACGGAATCTTTGAGCACGACAACCGGCTGTGGGGCTGGAAGGGCAAAACGATCTACGCAAGCAAGCTGGGAGACCCGAAAAACTGGAATGTGTTTGAGGGGCTGAGCACGGACGCATGGGCGCTGGAGACGCAGAGGAAGGGAGAAATCACGGGAGGCGTGAGCTTCGGCGGATATCCGACCTTCTTCCGGGAGGATTCGATGATACGCATCTACGGCGCGACGGCGAATGCGTTCCAGACCTCGGAGATCGCGATGCCGGGCGTAAAAAAAGGCGAGCAGAACAGCATTGCCGCAGCGGGAGGAATGCTGCTGTATCTATCCCGCGACGGGATGATGATCTACGCGGACGAGTACCCGCGGGCGCAGGACAGCGTATTCGGAAACGGGGAGATCAAGGACGCTCTGGCCTGCTCGGACGGCGTGCGATACTATGCGCGGCTGACGGTGGACGGGGAAAAGGCAATCTACCGATACGACAGCAAGCACGGACTATGGATGAAAGAGGACGATCCGGGCGTGATCGGAATGACCTATGACCAGGGGACGATCTACGCGCTGCTGGAGCACAGCATCGTGCCGGAGCAGTACGAAAACCGGGCGATCATCGACCTGATCGGAAACGGAAAAATAGAAGGAATCGCACCGACGGAGGAAGCGGGAAGCGTGGAGAGCTTCGCGGAATTCGGCGATTTCACCGCAGGGAGTCTGAACCGCAAGGCAATGAGCAAGCTGCAGCTGCGCATGGGGCTGGAGACGGGCGCGACCGTGACGATCAAGATCAAATACGACGGCGGGCAGTGGGAGACCCTTTGGACGCTGACGCAGGGGATCAAGCGCAGCGTACAGATCCCGATCCTGCCGAGGCGGTGCGACTACTACCGCATCCGCATAGAGGGAACCGGGATGTGGCGGCTGTACGCGATGGCACGGGAGCAGTACGAGGGGAGCGAGATCCACTAGGAGGCAACGATGGAGCGCGGATTGGACGAGGCGGTGCAGGCGGCGCTGTGGTTTAAGAGGCTCAAGGAGATCAGCAACGAAAAGTTCCTGCCGCTGTTTTTCGACCAGCACCGGCATCTGGTGCTGATGGGAGGCGGCGGCTCCGGGAAGAGCATATTTGCAGGACAAAAGATCATAGACCGCTGCATCTCGGAGAAAAAACACAGGTTTTTGGTGGTGCGAAAGGTAGCCAGAACCTTGCGGGAGAGCTGCTTTGACCAACTAAAGACACAGGCGCAGGCGCTCTGCCCGGAGGAGATTGCAAGAATTCCAAAAGGAAAAGGGTCGGACATGTACCTGCAATTCAAAAACGGCTCTGAAATTATCTTCGCGGGGCTGGACGACGTGGAAAAGCTGAAATCCATCCACGATATCACGGGGATCTGGATAGAGGAGGCCTCGGAGATCGAGGAGCGGGACTTTGACCAGCTTGACATCCGACTGCGCGGCAATACGAGATACTACAAGCAGATCATCCTGACCTTTAACCCCATCAGCATTACGCACTGGCTGAAAAAGCGGTTTTTTGACCGGAAGGACGAGAGAGTGAGGACGCACAGGAGCGTCTACTGGGACAACCGGTTTCTGCCGGAGGAAGACCGGCTGACGCTGGAGGCGATGAAGGAGACAGACCCGTACTACTATCAGGTGTACTGCCTGGGGCAGTGGGGCGTGCTGTCGCAGACGATATTTGACCGGGAGACGCTGATGGAGAAGCTCCAGCACCTCAAAAAGCAGGAGGCGCGCGGAGAGTTTGACTACACGTACAACGAGATTGCCGTGAAGGACTGGAAATTCCGCGAGGACGCAGCGGGCGAGACGGTGATATACAGGCAGCCGGAAAAAGGACACCCTTATGTAATCGGCGCGGACACGGCAGGAGAGGGGTCCGACTGGTTTGTGGCGGACGTGATAGACAACGCGACGGGGCGGCTTGTGGCAAAGTACCGGACAAGGACGGACGAGGATCTGTTTGCAAGGCAGCTCTACTGCCTGGGGATGTACTACAACACGGCGCTCATCGGCGTGGAGGTAAACTTCTCGACGCACCCGGTGAAGGAGCTGCAAAGGATGAGATACCCAAAGCTATACCTGCGAGAGGTGGAGGACAGCGTGACCAAGAAGGTGCGGATGTCCTACGGCTTCAGGACCGACCGGCTGACAAGGCCGACAATCATTGCGGGGCTGGTGGGAATCATGAGAGAGCACCCGGAGCTGGTGGACGACGAGGACACAATACAGGAGATGCTGACCTTTGCGAGAAACAGCAAGGGGCGGCCGGAGGCGATAGAGGGCGCACACGACGACTGCGTGATGGCGCTGGCGATCACCTACTACATCCGGGACCAGCAGGAAACGCGGATAGAGAAGCCACAGGGGGAGCGCGTGAAATGGCACGCCGACCAGTGGGAGGACTACAACAACGCAAGCGAGGCGGAGAAGGCAGAGCTGCTGAAGCTCTGGGGCAATCCGTTCTGAAAATGAGGAGGGCAGCATGAAACAGAAGAAGGAAACCGTGAGCCTGTGGCAGGAGCGGCTGGAAAAGAATCTTTCCGCCTACGCCGCAGAGCAGGAAAAGATGCAGCGCAGAGAGGCGCAGTACAGAGGGGAGCGCAAGCTGACCCCGCTGACGGAGAACGACAGGAAGTACGGATACCAGAAGGAGACAAGCCACGTCTGGAACATCACGGCAGAAAACATCGAATCGGAGATCGACAGCTCTATCCCGATGCCGAAGGTCACGCCGATGCGCCGCGAGGACGAGCATCTGGCGCGGATGATAGAAAACATGCTGCGAAACGAGCTGGACCGGCTGCCGACGGAGGAGCTGAACGACGAATCCGAGCGCATCACCTACAAGCAGGGCGGCTGCCTGTATCTGCCGGAGTGGGACACGAGCAAGCGGACGCACACGACCGTGGGCGAGAACACGCTGAAATGCGTCCACCCGATGCAGTTTGTGCCGCAGAACGGCGTGCAGGAAATTGACGAGATGGAATATTACTTCTGGCTGATTCCGGTAACGAAGGGCTATGTGCGCAGACGCTACGGCGTGGACGTGGGCGATATGCAGGAGGAGATGCCGGAGGTCAGAAGCGAGGAGGAGAGCACCGCGGAGGATGTGGTAACGCTGAAGATCGCGGAGTACCGGAACGAGGACGGAGGTGTGGGCCGCTTTGCGTGGGTGGGGAACCTGGAGGTGGAGAACCTGCCAGACTGCCAGGCGCGCATCCTGCGGCGCTGCAAAAAGTGCGGGCAGACGGAGGCGGACAGCGCGTACATAGACCTGAGCGAGCCGACGCAGGACGGGAGCTACCCGGAGGACGCGGAAAAGCGGAAGCCGAGAAAGGGCGTGTGCTCCTTCTGCGGGGCAAACAGCTGGGAGGACGTGGTGGAGACCTCGCGCAAGGTGAGGCTGGACGAGCTGGACGAGCTTGGCGTAAACCCGGCGATCACGCAGCGGCTGAGAGCGGAGCACGGATTCGGGAGAATCTTCTACCAGCCGGAAGAACAGGCAATGCCGCAGAAGCCGACGGGAATGCCGACGGAGCAGGAACCGATGGGAAGCCTCGGCGCGCAGGAGGTTCCGGCGATGCAGACAATGCCGACGCCGGAAAGGCAGCCGCCGGCAGTGCAGGAAATGCCGACAGAGCAGGAGCCGGGAGACGAGGAAATCGAAATCCCGTATTATAAGCCGGATATTTTCATGGCGGTGCTGCGGCGGAACGTCACGGCGCACGGAAAATTCTTAGGCGAATCGGACTGCGACAAGATCGCAGACCAGCAGAACACCATCAACCGCTTGGAGCAGAAAACCATAGACCGGCTGATGAAGGCGGGCAGCAAGATCACACTGCCGGATTCGACGCACCTGAGAGTTGACCCGCAGGACAACGGCATCTGGTATGTGGGCAATGCGGCGGATGCAAGCCTGATCGCGGTAAGAGACTTTCAGGCGGACATCACACCGAATATGGCGATGCTGACGCAGGCCTACGAGGAATCCAGACGCTTGATCGGCATGACGGACAGCTATCAGGGACGGACAGACCCGACGGCGCAGTCCGGCAAGGCAAAGGAATTTGCGGCAGCACAGTCGGCGGGACGCTTGGAGAGTAAGCGCGTGCTGAAGAAAGCGGCGTATGCGCGAATCTTTGAGCGGATGTTCAAGAACCAACTGGCATACTGCGAAGAGAAGCGGCCGCTCAGATACCGGGACGATCAGGGGAATCAGGAATACGAGGAATGGAATTCCTACGCATTTTTGAGAATGGACGATGCCGGGGAGCTTTACTGGAACGACCAATTCCTGTTCTCCTGCGACGATGCGTCCGGCCTTGCCACGAACCGCGAGGCGATGTGGCAGGAGACCACGGCGCACCTGCAGTCCGGCGCTTTCGGAGACCCGAGAAGCATTGACACGCTGATCCTCTACTGGACGAAGATGGAGGAGGATCATTTCCCGGGTGCGGGGAAGATCAAGGGGATGCTGGAGCAGCGAAAACAGGAACAGATGATGCAGCAGCAGATGATGATGCAGATGCAGGCGGCGATGCCGCAGCAGATAGGAGGTTAAGCCATGGCAAGCAAGAATGACTACGAAAAGCAGTTGCAGGACGCGGCAGAACTGGAAAGGGTGCGGCAATGGCAGGGACCGCCTGCGGCGCAGATCATGCCGGTCAATCCGTATGTGGCGGAGCTGAACAGTGTGATGGGCGCGCAGCCCACGGCGCAGGGAGTAAGCCCCTACGCGGCGGAGCTGGACAGAGTGACGGGGACGCAGAAATCGACGGTGGACTATCTGCTGGGGGACGACGTGATCTCGGCCTACAAAAAGGCGTATCTGCGGGAAGCGGACAGAACCGGACGCGACACGCTGGGACAGTACGCGACCATGACGGGAGGGATCCCCTCGACGCAGGCGGTGGCGGCTGCATCGCAGGCGGCGGACTACCAGAAGAGCAAGCTGGCCGAGCTGATGCCGAGCCTGTACCAGCAGCAGATCGAAGCGGCCATGAACCGCTGGAAGGAGCTGGGGACGGCAGACGACAAGGTGGCGGCGATCCTCGGCGTGCAGGTGGGCGCACCGACGGCAGACCAGACGTATCAAAACTGGAACCGGAAGATGCAGGAGGATCAGCTTGCATGGCAGAAGGAGCAGTTTGAATGGCAGAAGCAGCAGCAGGCAAAGAGCGACTCCTATTCCCTCGCGCTGACGCTGCTGCAAAACGGGCAGATGCCCTCGGGCGAACTGCTGACGGCGGCGGGAATCTCGGCAGACGACGCGCAGAGGATCCTGTCGGCAGCGCAGAGCGCAGCCTACACGAGAAGCTCCGGCGGCGGAGGAGGCGGCAGAAGCTCCGGCGGGAAACTGAAAACGGTGGGAGACGATGTGCGGCAGACGCTCCTGAAAAAGGCAAACAAGGCGGGGACGATTGACGCGGTAAAGGGAGATATCGCAAGGTACTGGAAAATTGGATACGATGCGGACGAGCTTTACAACTGGCTGCTAACGATGATGACATATGACGACGGCGGGAGCGGGGAATACGATGGTGGCTATTCGACAATAAGGCCAGGCGGTGGCCCGAACAAGAGACCGAGTGCAAAATTGTACTAAGGAGGAAGAGTAATGAAATATCCGGCAACCTTTGACGAATATATGAAGCAGCAAAACGAAGGCCGGAAGGCCGCAGGAAATGCCCCTGCGGCCTCCGGCAGTTTTTCATACCCTGCAACGTTTGAAGAATTCGTGGCGCAGGACGGCAGGGTGGAACGGGAGAGAAGAAATGCAGCACAGGCGGCAGAGCGCGGTAGGTGCCTGAGTGCTTCGGGCTTCAAGCAGATGGAAACGGATATGGGAGCACTGTTTGGAACCATGGACGGCTATTTCCAGAAAAGACACAGAGGTGTAGGGAACGGGGACTACAAGCTGCGCGTGACATCGATGCTGCAAAGCGTGGAGAAGGAACGCGATTATTTCAACCGCTATGCGGGCGTGATGGGCGAGGACGCGCAGAAATACCAGGACCGGCTGAACGAATGGGAAACGCAGCTCAAGAGATACCGGGGCGCTCTGGAAGGAAAGGAAACGGACGAGGACAGCCTTGCACTCGGCAGCGGCCTTGCGCGGTTCCGGACGGAGGCGAACGACTACTTCACCAAGGCATCCGAAACGGAGGCGGGAACGGCAGTAGCCAACAAGGCGATGCAGTGGGCAAGCGGCGCGAAAAAGCTGCTGGCAGACGCGGACAGGATTGAAAGCTATCTGAAAAAGAAGAACACGGCGGAGGCGCAGGGCCTCTTGCAGCAGGTGCAGCGGTACAAGACGCAGCTTGCACAGATGCAGGAAACCGGAACGGGCGCACAGACAATGAACCCACTGACGGGAAAGCCAATGGGCGCTGCGATCAATCCGAACCTGCCGCGCTATACAGACAGCACGGGAGAAAAGATCACCGCGGGAAGCCCCTACCGGCTGGGACAGGCACAGGAGGCGGCGCAGAACGCGGAGCTTTCCGGCTTGATGGCAAAGAAAGCGGAAAAGGCCGACTGGCAGAACCAGACCGTGCAGCAGCACGAGGAATATATCCGCAAGGATTTCGATGCACTGAAAAAGTTCACACAGAACGGAACCTCTCAGGGCGCTGCGGAGAATATTCATGCGGGAATCTTCCAGGAGATCGCGGCGCGGCTGAACTACCTTCTCGCAAGCGGAAAATGCACGGAAGAGGAGTATGCACAGCTGCTGGAAAAGGTTGACGGCTGGAAAAGGGAATATCTGGAGGAAGCAAACCACGCCTATAAAAACTACCCGAACAAATGGACGGGGGACGCACAGGGCGCGATCCGGAGGGCGGCGGAAGCAATCCCGGACAAGGGAGACGCGATGAAGGAATTCCGCTACCAGAAGTCCAACCTGACGCGGGAGAACATCCGATATAAACCGGTGGACGAGCTGCTTGACCGGATGCACTTTACCTACGGAGAGGGGGACTGGGGCAACTCCGCAGCGGAGAGAGCCGCAATCACCTTTATGGGGCAGGAGGTGCTGCCGGAATACCTGGCAAACACGGAAATGACGCAGGAGCAGTACGACCGGTTTATGCAGCAGATCAAGGGGACGCCGAACGAGGCGCAGCTCCGGAAGGAACGAGAGGCAAACGGCCTGAAGGCCAACCCGGAGGGCCAGCAGGCCGCGCTGGACAGATACAAGGAGATCGACGGGCAGACATACCTTGATATGTTTGAAACCGGCAGCCAGAACGCAGCGGACAACATCATGCTGAAATATCCCGGCGGCATGGAGCAGGTGCTCACACGCGGGCTGGGATATATCACAAAGGCGGTCGGCAAGGTGCTGAATATGTTCGGCGAGAACCCAGTGGGAAACTACTTCGTTGAGGGCGGCCAGCAGGGAATCGACTACGAAAACAGGGACTGGCAGGAAGGAAAGCAGAGAGAATACGAGCAGGGGCGGTATGCCTCCGACCTGCTGCAAAACGGAAGCAAGTTTGAGAAATTTACAGCCGGCATGACGAAGGACCTGACGCAGGCTGCGCTGGAAATGGCCGCAGCGGGCGCGATTGCCGGGCAGATCAGCGCGGGGAACACGGCGCTTGCGCAGCTCTCGCAGGGCGGAAAGTATGCGTCGAGCCTTGCAAACGCGCAGAAGGGCGCGACGGGCTACATGAAGTTCGCCTCACAGATGGCAGGCCTGATGAAAAACAGCTCCAACCTGATCATTTCCGCAAACGCGGCGCTGAACAGCTACGGCGAGGCGGAGGACAGCGGAATGAGCGCCGCAGGGCGGGCGGTGAAGCTGCTTGCGGGCGGCCTGATCGAATACGGGACGAACGGACTGTTCGGCGGCAACCCGATTGTTGACCCGGAGAATGCGGGGCTGATCTCCAAATATATCACCGACCTGACAGACAATGAGACCATCCGGAAGATCGTATCGAGCAAGGTGTTCGACCTCATCGGCGAAGGCATGGAGGAGGTGGCCTCGGCCGTTGCGGGCGCGGCGCTGGACTACGCGCTGACGGGCGAAACCGACCTGACGGCAAAAGAGCTGGTGGACGAGTTTACCGTGGGCGTGCTGCTTTCGATGGTGATGAGCGCGCCGGAGGACATTATCGACCTGACGGCGCGGGCGAAGAGATATGTAAAATCCAACGTGATTACGAGGTTTGACGCGAACGCGCAGACGAACCTTGAAAGCCTCTACCGCGCAATGACGAGCTACGAGCTGGAATACCTCGCGGGCGACGAGAACCTGATGCGCATGAACGGGTGGAGCGAGAAGGAGATCAAGCGCGCAAGGAGCGACCGGGAAACGGTCGTAAGGGAATTCAACACGCTTGCAGACCGGCTGGAGGGTACGCAGAGCCTGTCGGACAGCTTCCGGCGATACGAAGCGCCGGAGGGCTTCTTTGACAACGACTTTGTGGACGCGGATTTCCAGAACGCCATCCTTGCGAACCAGACGAGCGAGGCGGCGCTGCTGACGGACCGGGCGCTGGACATCCGGATTCTTTCGGAGCGGGAAATGATCGACAGCCTGAGAGGCAGCGAGGCGGCGCAGGACATCTATGCGGCGCGAGATGCACAGCAGCGGCTTGACATTCTGGAACAGGAAAAGGCTGCCAGAGCGGAAGAACGGACGCAGAGAGCGGCGGAACGCGCCGGACAGGAAAACACACCGGAAGCGGAACAAGCCACGCAGGAAGAGTCACAGATGGCGCAGGAGACCACCCAGAGCGCGGCAGAGACGGTCGAAAAGGCAGAGGAAATCAATGCGCCGGCGGCGCAGGAAAACGAAGGAGGAATGAGCAATGAGCAACCAGAGAGTGCTGGTGAAAACCAAGGGCGGAATGAGCGTGTGGATTCCGAAGGACAGACTGGCGGCGTGGCAGAAGGCGGATCACGAAGCGCCGGTGACGGAGGAGGAGCGGGCGAAGCTGAAGGCGTGGAAGGAGGAGTATCTCGCAAGACGAGGCTCGACGAAAGAGTAGAGCGCTTCAAGGGCATTGCGCAGGACACGGCAATGGACAAGCTGACCGCAGACGGCGACCCGGATGTGCTGGTCGGCGTGGTGCCGGTGCGGAGGTACACCGGAGAAATGCAGCAGGCGCAGCGAAGGGCAAAGGAAAGAGGCCTGAAAACGACCTTTGTAGTGGGCACAATGTCCGTGAAGGACAGGGACGGAGAATACCGGAACGTGGACGCGGTGTACAACCCGGATGACGGGCGAATCATCGTGAGCGTGAGCAGCGCGGAATACGAGCCGGAGGTTCTGGTGGAGCACGAGCTGTTCCACGACAGCGTGAGGAACGGGAACGTTAATCTGATCGACGCGGTGGAGGCGGCGATGCAGGACGTGACGAACGAGGAAGCGGAGAAGATCGTCGACCAGTATCTACAGGCGTACCGCGGGGTATATGGGGACGATCTGGAGGCGATCTATGAGGAAATCCTGGCGGACGCAGCGGCGGGCATGAACCGCTTCGGAGAAAAGAGCTTCCGGAGAATCCGAGAGGCAACAAGGAAATTCCTGTCGGAGACGGAGAGCCGGGAACCGGCGGCGGAGGTTTCTTCCGCTGTGCGCCGGACGCAGGACAGCGACGGGAACGAAAAAGCCGCCCGGAGGGGCGGCACGAGGGCGAGTATGGCAGGCCAGAAGGCCAAGACGGCCAGCTCAAAAAACCTTGCGCTTGCGGAGGCCATGGAGGAGGACGGCGCAAGCCGGGAGGAAATCTGGCGGAAAACCGGATGGATTCGCGGCGCAGACGGCCAGTGGCGTTTTGAGGTGGACGACAGCAAGGCGGAATTCCGACCGAACGGGGACGCAAGGCTGCTGGGTGAGCCGAGATACCGCAGACTGGAAGAATTGACAGACAAATGGGGCGACAGCTTTGAAAAGGGCGGAGAACCGCTGACAGAGGCGGAGGAAGCGGAAATGGAAGCGCTTCAGGAGGAATACAGCGACAGGGTATGGGAGAAAAAATACGAGCTTCAGGACTTCCTGAAGCACGACGAACTCTATGAGGCGTATCCTCTGCTGCGGCACACGACGCTGCGCTTTGAAAAGCTGGATCCCGGCGTGAAGGGAAAATTTGACAAAAGAAACGGCTCGATTATTCTCTCCGACAGCCTGTTCGGAAAGGGGCCGGAGACGCTGCTGCACGAGATTCAGCACATCATCCAGAAATACGAGGGATTCCAGGGCGGAACAAGCCCGGAATACTGGGCGCGGCGCGACTATGAAAGCGGAGACAGGTTGCAGGAGCGCTTGCAGCGGGAGTACAGCGACATTCTGAACGGCCTGACAAAGGAAGAACAGAACGACTATATCCGCTATCAGGAGATCGACGGGGAGCTGGAGCGCCTGTTCTACTCCGAAAAGCTGGGAGACACGGAGAAATACGACCGGATGGACGCAGAGCACGACAGACTCTATGAAAAGCTCTATCCGAAGGAGTGGTTCGGAAAGCTGCTTGATCTGAAACGGCAGATGGAAAACCCCGGCGAGGTCTATCTGGGGCAGTACATCAATTCTGCAGGAGAGATCGAGGCCAGAGAGACTGCCGGACGCCGGAAGCTGACCGCAGAGGAACGGCAAAACAAAATGCCAGACCTCGGATGGGATCGAGCACTGCTGACGGAGGACACGGGGAACGGTTATTCCATTGCGGAGATCAAAGGCGAAAAACAGGATTACGGCATCGGCGTGGTGCTGGACACGAAACTGTTTGACGGCGTGAAGCCTCGGTACTGGGGAAAAGTGCTGGGAAAATTCGTGTATGAAAACCTTGCGGGGACGGAGCTGCGCACGTTTGATGAGTTTGGAAACGAACAAACGGTATATCTGGCAAGAGAGAATGAGAGAGTCAGGAAGGATGGCGCGAAAAACAACCACAAGGTCATTGATAAACTGGCGCGCTACACAGGGGACAACGCAAGAGCGCTTGCGGTTGTACAGCTTTCTGAACTTCTGAAAACGTCAAGATATGAAAATACCACCGATGAACATACGCATCAGTGGATGGACAGCAGAGGATGGGAGTATAGAAAAACATATATCCAAGACATGGAGGGAAATATCTATTCTGCGAAACTGAACATTGCTAGAGGAAATGACAGAAATATTTTGTATGACATCAACAATGTCCGCAGAATAGATAAAGGGAGCATTGCAGACGGCGTTGTGCCCTCAACCCAGAATGGGAGGGGCTCGCTCATAACAAACAATGCTTCCTCGGATGGGAGAATAGCACAGAATGACAGAAATGTCAAGAAGAAATTTTCCCTCACTCCAACAGAAAAGGCGCAGCGGGCGCAGGAACGCGCGGAAACGGCGGCATCCAAGGCCGAAGAAGCGAAGCAGGCCGCGCAGGAGAGCTACAAAAGGGAGCTGACCGGCGGGCTGAAAAAGCTGTTTGAGGTGCAGAGCTACGACAACGAGGCGCTGGGGAAGCTCTTAGAGGCTCCGATGGCGGAAATGCAGCAGGGCGTGAAGCTGCTGAAGGCGGAAAAGGACGACCTTTTTGAAGCGCTGATGAACCTCGGCACGGCAACGCTACCGGCGGACGACTACTACAGGGAGATCCGGGAGGCGCTGAGGGGAAGAAAAATCTTTGTGCCGGAGGGAATCCGGGAGGACTTCGGCGACGACTGGGAAGACTTCCGCAAGAAGGCGTTCAGCAGCGGAATCTACTTCACGGACAAGGCGAGCGACCGGAGCGTGGACGTGCATATGCTGGAGCTGGCGGACGCGTACCCCTCGGAATTCACGGAGGAATACATCGCCTCGGAGATGCTGCGGCAGATCGTGGACGCGGCGGAAAAGGGCAAGGACGCGCGGATGAGCCTGCGCAAGGGCATGGAGGAAAACGAAAAGCGCTTCGGACTGAAGCGGGAGAAGCAGCTGGAATACCAGAGGCAGGAATTTGAAAAGCTGCTGAACCGGTACGAAAAGCAGGCAGGCGCGGAGGCGAGAGAAGCGCAGGCAAGAACAGAAACGGACGAGCGGCTGGAATCGCTCATCCGCGAGGCGGACGGAGAAAGGCCGGCAAAAAAGCCGGAGGGAATCACGGAGCCGTGGACGATCTCGGAGGCGGCGGCGCAGAAGCGCGGCTTCCCCTACCTGAACGGGAAACAGGTGTATCCCCTGCGGACGTGGGTAAAGGCGGCGGACATGGGCAACTACGGACTAGTGCTGGACAAGAGCACGAAGAAGGGCATGCTCACGGTGCTGTTCACGAACAAGGAGACCGGCCTTTCCAGCGTGAAGGACATGGAGACGAAGCTGCTGACGGCGGTGGAGCCGAAGTATCAGCCGAGCGTGCAGGAGACGGCGGCGCTGCTTGCGAGTATGCCGCAGGAGAAGCTGGAGGACGCGGCGGACGCAGAGGATCTTGGGGAATTCTACAACTGGTACGACGGCCAGACGGAGGGCAGAGAGACAAACGATCTGCGGCCGGTGGCGGAGGAACGTGCGGAGAAATCAAGACAGGCCGCGCAGGAGATCGAAAAGCAGCGCGGGGAGAGTATACTGGAGAAACAGGAAGCCTACGAGCAGAAAAAGGCGGAACGCATAGAGGGAATCCGAAAGGCGTATCTTGAGAGCTTCGGGACAACGGAGCCGAAGCTGCCGTATGGCAAGGACAGACCGATGCAGTCCAGATTCACGACCTTGCAGCCGGGCGAGGCACTGAGCCTCTTGCAGGCGATGACCGGAACCAAGTGGGCACTGACCAACAATGCAGACGGCACATGGAAAGCGACCATGACGAAAGACCCTGCGCCGAAAACGAGCATCAGCCCCAAAGAAGCGCTTGAGAGACTGGAGGCGGCCAAGAAAACCTATGGGCAGCAAATTCCGGGCGTGCATCCGGAAGGCATTGCAAAAGAGAACTTCAAGGGTTCTCCGGCACTGGAAAAGGCGGGCGTGAAGATCGACGGCGGAATCGCGGACTACGGTCAGGTGGAAACCATGCGCAAGGGCGCGGAGACGCGCAGGAGCGTGAAATGGCAGATCGACAAGACCATCCAGCGGATGGAGGCGACAAAACAGGAGATCCGCGCAGCGAAAAAAATCGCGCAGGGGAAGCAGGAGTATTACAGGCTGCCGGACAAGTGCCGGCCGGAGGTTGTCTCGCAGCTTTCTGCCCTGTACCTGAACGAGCGCATGACCGGCGAGGATCTGATCCAAGTGCGCAAGAGCGAGATCCGCGACGGCCTGTTCTACAAGATGATGGAGCTTTTCCCGACGGAAAACGAGATCATGGCAAATCCGGAGCTGTTCAAGGCGGAGAAGCTGCTGGTGCTGAACTACCGGACGGCGCTGCGGTCGATGGTGAATATCTTCGGAGAAGAACGGGGCATGGAGATCTACAACTATCTGTTCGCGCCGGTCATCCGAAACACGGCGGAGAGCTACCGCTGGACGAATCAGCAGTTTGACGACGTGAAGGAATTTACAGACAGCAGCGGGAAGAAGTCACGCCTGAACGAGACCGAACGCGCCTATGTGCACATGATGCTGGACGTGGAAGGATATGTGGAAAAGGCAGAGCGCAGCGAGAGAGGCGACATCCTGAAGGACGCGGCCAAGAAGGTGGCCAAGGGCGAAAACATTTCCAACGAGACCATAGAATTCGCGCTGAACAGCGAGGAAGCAAAGATCGTGGAAAAGTACGCGCAATGGATCAACGGAAAGGACGCGGAGGGGATAGACAAGGTAAAGTGCGAGAATGCAATGAAGGAATACAGGAAAAAATTTGACCTGTACTTTGAGGCGATCAACGACTTCCTTGTTGCGCACGGGATGCAGCCCATCGGCAGGATCCAAGGGTATACGCCGCATATGCCTCTGGCGGAAAAGTTCAACCTAATGAGCAAGGCGCTTGAAGTGCTGGGCCTGAACGAGACCGTGACGACACTGCCCGCGGAGATCTCCGGACGGACGGAGGGATTCCGGCCGCAGAGAAGATGGAACCCGTTCCTGCTGGAACGTAAGACCGACAAGACGGCCTATGACATCGAGGAGGCATTCCAGAGCTATGTGCAGTATCTCAGCGACATTCTGTTCCACACGGACGACATCCAGAAGGTACGAGCGGCGGAAAGATATCTGCGCAAGGGCCTGCGCGGAAACTTCGTGGACGATCTGCAAAAGGCAATCGACATGAGCCGAAGCTCGGACGCAGAGGAAAAGATCGAATACTTGCAGGAAATGGGGCAGATCGGGGCAGACGACTACGACCTATCCGATGCGGAAATGATGCAGGTGTTCGACCGGCTGATCTCCGAGCTGGTTGGGGAAGAAACAAACAAGACGCGATATTCTCCGCTGGTCGTATGGCTGAAAAACTACGGTGACATTCTGGCCGGGAAGCAGTTCGGCGGCGACAGAGGCACGGAGTACGGCGGCGGGCGCGAATGGCTGAACATCGGAAACAAGCTGGTGGGAGCCTTTGCAAAGGCCAATGTGGCCGGAAACCTCTCCTCCGTGCTGAACCAGAGCGCACAGCTTGCGATGCTTCAGGCGACGAGAAGCCAGCGGGCGATCCTGAAAGCGACGCAGGAGTTCTGCACGGGAAAGCTGGGAGAATTCCGAAAGGAGATCGACTTCCTGACCGGAAAGAAGGGCATAGACTATCTGGTGCAGAGCAAGATGGACAAGTTCATTTCCGGCATGTTTGCACCGGCGGAATTTATGGATTCGATGCTCTCGACCATTGCGACACGCGCGGCCTATTGGGACGCAATCCAAAACGGGAAGAACCACGAGGAGGCCATGCGGTTTGCGGACTGGTACGGCAGAGCCTTGATGGGAGATCGGACGAAGGGGGCAAAGCCGCTGAAGTTCCACAGCAAGGGCATTGTGGTGCAAATGCTGAACGTGTTCCAGATCGAGCCGCTGAACACGGTGGAGTTTGTCATGCAGGATATGCCGCTGGAGATAAAGCGGGAGGCCAGAGAACACGGAAAGAAAAGCGCGGCGCGAATGCTGCTGCGGACGATCTTCGGGTACCTGATTGCGGCGTTCGTGCTGAACCGGCTGACGGATGAACTTTACGGAGGTACGCCTGCACCGCTGGACATTGCGGGACTGACGGCAAACTTCTTTGCCTCCGGCAAGGGACTGCCGACGAATGACTACATCAAGAACCTTATCAACAAGGTGGTCGGCTCGGAAATCTTCGACGTGCAGGAGCCGAAGGAAGGGTTTGACACATCGGCGGCGATCAAGGACACGGGATACAACCTGATGAACGAGATCCCGTTTGCCTCGAATGCCTCCGGACTGCTGGGTGTGGGCGACCGGTCAATGCCGTTCCCGAACATCTTCGGAACCGGGAAAAACTTCTATGATGCGCTGTTCCCCGGAAACGGCAAAAGCGCCAATGGGCAGGAAGTGCTGGAGAAGGGGCTGGAGTTCCTTGCAGAGCTGGTTCCGGGCGGCAGACAGGCCAAGAAAACCGGGTACGGCATTAAGGCAATCGCGCAGGGCGGAAAAACCAAGGGATACGGAGATAACGAACGGCTGCTCTACGCGCTGGACACGGACAATGTGTGGAACGATATTCGGACGGTGCTGTTCGGGACAAACGCGACACCGGAGGCGAATCGGTATTATGCCGGGGACAGCTACGGGCTGAATGCCGACCAGACGAAACTCTGGAAAGAGCTGCGGGACGAGGGCGTGAACGGCTATATGCTCTACGGCCTGATGATGCGGATGGACGATGCGCAGATGGCAATCGACGTGCCGAAGGAGAAGGAAAACGAGACCGAGGCCGAGGAAAAAGCCAGATTGCAGGCGAAGGAGGCCAGACGCAAGGCGGCACGCGCCGAGCTTGCGGCGCAGGAGGGCCTGACAGACCGGCAGAAGGCAAGCATCTACGGCGAAATGGTCAGCCACTACAACGACGATGCGATCGACAAGCTGATCGACGCCGGAATGAAGTGGAAGGATATTTCCGAAATCCTCGACAAGCGCGGCGAGGTAAGCGCGGGAGCCAAGGCCAGCGAGTGGGCGGCGGAGTTTGCAAACTGGCTGGACGGAAAGAAGTATTCCGGGAAGAACCGCGAGGCGATCAACGAGGCGCTTGTGCCGCAGTCCGCGAGCTTCTACAACAAAATGACCGCAGCGGGCGTGAGCAAAAACAATGCACTGAAGGTCGAAAAGAAAGCACGCGCTCTTGCGGGGGAGAACGACCTGAACCAGACGTTCAAGGCACAGGCCATTATGCAGTCCGGCCTTTCAGATAAGGAGGCGTATGCAGCGCTGGGCGCGGTCTACACCGGCGAAGGGGACGCAAAGAAGTTCAAGGAGGCGCAGGAGGAAGGAATCCCGGCGAAAGCATATGCAGAGTTCCGCATGGCCGTCGGGAAGCTGGAATCCGACAAGGACGAGAACGGAAAGAGCATCTCCGGCAGCAGGAAGGAAAAGGTCATTGAATTGATCGACAGTCTGAGCCTGACGGCAGAACAGAAGGACTGGATCATGGGGCAGGAGTATAAAAGCTATGACTGGTGGATGATGCCGTGGAACTGAGCCGCAAATGACCCGTAAGTGACCCACAAGCAAAAAAAGAATATGCCATACTGGACGCAGAAGGAAGGTGTTCGGTATGGCATATTCGTTTTTTCAGCCGAATCCGCGCGGAAAGGCGGTAGGCGACTGCACGGTGCGGGCCATCGCAAAGGCGACGGGGAAGGACTGGGACAGCGTATACTGGGGGCTTTGCATCGAGGGGAATCTGGCGGCGGATATGCCGTCGAGCAATGCGGTGTGGGGCGCGTACCTGAAGAAGCAGGGCTTCCGGCGGGAGATTGTGAAGGACGACTGCCCGGCGTGCTACACGGTGGCGGATTTTGCAAAAGAACATCAAACCGGCGTTTTTATCCTGGCATTATCCGGCCATGTGGTATGCGTGGAGGACGGACAGCTATTTGACACATGGGATTCCAGCGGGGAGACACCGATCTATTTTTGGACAAGGGAGGAGATAAACGATGCCTGATTATTACTATCCAAACAACAACTACTATCCGCAGCAAAGACCGTATCAGCAGCACCAGAATGGGCTGCTGTGGGTGCAGGGCGAGGAGGCGGCGAAGGCGTACATGGTGGCGGCGGGGAATTCCGTGCTGCTGATGGACAGCGAGAAGCATTCATTCTACATCAAATCGACGGATCAGAGCGGGATGCCGATGCCGCTCAGAATCTTTGACTACACGGAGAGGACCGCGCAGCCGCAGAAAAAGACGGAGGAATACGCGACACGGGAAGAATTGAAGGCGCTGGAGGAGAGAATATCGGCGCTGATGGAGGGAAAGCAGGATGAGCAATAGCTTGTTTCAGCAGCTCGGCGGGAACCGCATGGGCGGGCAAATGGGACAGTTCCAGAGGATGGTGCAGGACTTCCGGCAGTTCCAGGCGAATTTTCAGGGCGACCCGAAGGCGGAGGTCATGAAGCTGGTGCAGTCCGGGAAAATCAGCCAGCAGCAGCTTGATCAGCTCCAGGAAATGGCACAGCAGTTCCGGGCTTTTTTGTGAGATCAATCTCGTGGCCACGAATTGATATAAAAATTTGAGAAAGGAGAAAAAGCGAAATGTCTTTTCAGGAAGGAAACCCCATGGTGACGATGCCCGTGCAGCCGGCCTATAACGGATACGGCGGCGGAATGTTCGGAGACAGCTGGATCTGGATCATCGTGCTGTTCCTGTTCGGCTGGGGCCGTAACGGCTTCGGCGGGAACAATGGCGGCGTTTCGGACGGCTATGTGCTGGCTTCCGACTTCGCAAACATCGAGCGCAAGCTCGACGGCATCAACAACGGTGTCTGCGACAGCACCTTCGCGCTGAACAACAGCATCAAGGACGGCTTCTCGGCCGCAGAGCTGGCACGGTGCAACGCGCAGATGCAGTTCATGCAGCAGCTCTTTGCATTGCAGCAGCAGATCTCCAATTGCTGCTGCGAGAACCGCGAGGCCATCGCGCAGGTGCGCTACGACATGGCGACGCAGGACTGCCAGACGCGCAACCTGATGCAGAACAACACCCGCGACATCATCGACGCATTTAACTGCGGAATGCGCAGCATCGAGCAGCGCCTGACCGCGCAGGAGATGGCAGCGAAGGACGCGAAGATCGCAGAGCAGAATCAGCTTCTGTTCGGCTATCAGCTTGCGGCCTCACAGGCGGTGCAGACGGACGGCCTCAAGAGCTACATCGGAAGCCAGTTTGCGCTCAACAATCCGCGCCCGGTTCCGGCGTTCAACGTTCCGGCACCGTTCCAGTACGCGGGCTGCGGCAACTGCAACTGCGCCTGACAACCAAACATTTCAGCTTTTTCGTGAACTCACGAAAATGATCCGCCGCATTGCGGATACTGACGCGACGCGGCGGGGCAATCGTCCCGCCGTAGTTTTTTGAAAGGAGAAACGAGAATGGCAGAATTTGTAAATACAAGCATTGTGACGGTACCGGCAGGGCAGAATGTGCCGCTGACGGAAACGGCGGTCACCGGTAAGCCGTGCATCGTTCACAGAGAGGGCGCGGGGATCGTGACGCTGCGGGGACTGACTCAGCAGTGCAAGGCGAGATTCCGCGTGGCGTTCGGCGCGAACATTGCGATTCCGACCGGGGGCGCAGTGGGAGCGATTACGGCAGCGCTGGCAATCAACGGCGAGGCGCTGAACAGCGCGACGGCGACCGTCACGCCGGCGGCGGTGGAGAACTATTTCAACATCTACGTCAGCGCGATTGTGGAGGTGCCGAAGGGCTGCTGCGTGACGGTGGCGATGGAGAACACCAGCGCACAGGCGGTCAGCTTCGCAAACTCCAACATGACCGTTGACCGGATTTCCTGAAAGGGGGAAGGACAATGTACGAACTGAGAGAAAAGCTCTGCGAGGAACTGGACCGGTATTCCCGCAAGGAGAATCTGAGCGCGGGCGATCTGGACGTGCTGCACAAGCTGGCAAGCACGATCAAGAACATCGACAAGATCATGATGCGCGAGGGAAGCTCTGCGGATGGCTATAGCCGCGAGGGCTACAGTCGAGATGGCGAATGGCAGGCAGATATGCGCGGAAGCTATGGACGCGGAGGCTCCTACGCCAGACGCGGGATGCACTATGTCAGAGGCCACTACAGCCGCAGCACCGGGGAAATGAGAGAGCAGCTCCGGGAGCTGATGCAAGGCGCGGACGATGATGCGACGAGAGACGCCATCCGGCGGTGCATGGAGAGCATCGGGAGAGAGTAAAGGCATAAGCATTTTCGTAAGCATTTACTGTTCATGATTTGGGGTATTTGTGTATTTTATACAGTGCTTTTATTCCAAGTTTTTATACAGTCAAAAGCCCGCGAACCGTTGCAAATAAAGGAAAAGCCTTGCAAACTCAATGTTTGCAAGGCTTTGAATATTGGCAGGGGATGAGGGATTCGAACCCGCAGAGAATGTGCGAAAAAGCCAGTGTTTCCAATGGTTTGAAAAATGAATAAGCATTTTCATAAGCATTTACTCGGAAGAGTTATAGAATTTCCACATTTCGTTTTTATAGCGCTCGATGTCAGAGCGGGCAATGTGGGTATAAATCTCTTTCATGATTTTGTCGTTACTCCAGCCGCCAATCTCCATGGAGATCTCTGCGGGGATGCGAAGGTGCGCGGAGAGGGAGGCGAAGCTATGACGGAGCTGGTGGACGGTGACGCGCCGGACACCGGCGCGGTCACAGGTACGGGAGACGGCGTTGCGAAGCGTTGCCTGACTGCATGGGAGAACCTTGCCTTCTGGCTTCCAGTCTCTGCGGATGGCTGCGCGAAGTTCGGGAATCAACAGAGGGACAGTTCGGTCAGATTCCAGATTCTTCTGCTCGGCCTTAAGAACATATTCGTTGTTTTCGTCAAGGACACGGGCGCCGGAGGTGCTGATAAATTCGGAGTGTGGAGGGATGTTTTCCCAGCGGAGCGCATCAATCTCGGAGATGCGCATGGACATGAGGGCAAGGAGCATGGGGACGCAGAGGGGGTCGTCGGCTGCGGCGGCGACGAACTTTTTGATCTCGTCCGGCTCCAGCCAGTTAGCATCACGCCTTTTGCGTGGATTGGAAACCAGGATGCCATCATCAACGGAAATGCCATGCGCGGTTAATACTGACTTTACAAGCCCCCAGCCGTTCTTGACTGTCTTGCGGGAAGCGACGGAAAGCTCATCGTTGAGAATGCTGCGCCATTCGGAAGGGCTGATTTTGCAGAGCGGCCGGTTCATGGTGGAGGAAAAACGATGCTTTTGAATAATGCGGTAGCCGCGAAGCGTGGAGGGAGAAAGAATATTGCAGCGCTCGGCAATATAAGCGTCGATGGCCTGAGAGAGGGTGAGGTCGCATTTTTTGACGGGCTTTGCGGCGGCCTGCGCCTCGGCCTTGATAAGGGCGGCCTGACGCTTGCACTCTTTGGGCGTATCGGCGGTGACGGGGATGGACTGGCCGCCGATGCGGAGCTGGATGCGCCAGCCGGAGGGCGTTTTTTTAGGCTCGGGGACGTGCATGATCAGCGCTCCTTTTACTGGATTTTCGGGCAAAGCGCATGGTCGCCCAGACGCAGGAGCCGATGGCCGCAAGAATCAGGCCGATCAGCAGCCACGCGACAAAGCCGATATCGCCGAAGCGGATGAGGCCGGCACTGAGGATGTGGGCGTCGATGAAAAGATAGGCGATCAGGGCGCAGGACTGGAGGACGCAGGCGACAAGCAGAATATAGATGATAGGCGTTCGGGCGGAGAGCAATCCAGCCCGAAATTTATTTGCCTCGGCGAGACGGGCGTTTTCCAGCTCGGCGGCGCGGAGACGCTGCTGAAGCTCCGCAGGAGAGGATTCCGGCGGGCAAAGGCCGAACAGAGAGTCGGCAGAAAGGTCGAGGGCGCGGCAAAGCGCGATGAAGGTCGAAACTCTGGGGTCACTGCGGGGATTGGCAAGGAGCTTGCTGAGAGAGGATTCCGGGATCCCGGTGATATGGGATAGCTGGACATTGGTGAGGTGTTTGGCGTCCTTGGCATCCCGGATGGCGGAGACGGCGGCTTCCGGGTGTTTGGAAAGCTCCTGCAAAATCGACACAATTTGACATCTCCTTCGGTGTAGAATTAAAAATGCCGGAAGCGAAAGCGGAAATTTCATTTCCGGCGGGGGAAAGTCCGGGTTTGGCGGTGGACGGCGCGGGGAAAGTATGGTAGGCTCGGAACAGGGAATAAAAAAAGCCGCGCCGACATGCGGGTGCCGGCACGGCCAGGAAAAGGAATATGGAGGGAGCAGCATGCAATCTATTCACATCATGTCCGAAAACGGAAAGGTCCGCGTGATCATAGACGGGACGGAGCTAAAGGGGCTGCACAGCTTTTCGCTGGACTATATCGAGGGTGCGCCGCTGCTGTTCTCCTGCGTGGCCGACGTGGGGACGGGGACAAGAGAGAATAAGACGAAGCTGCTCAGTTGAACTTCTGCCGCTCTTTGATGTCACCGGCGACCATAGACCGATAAAACCAATAAGGTTTGTTATATCCAGAACGGCGGAAATTGAGATAGCCGTAGCGAATTGCTTTAAGATCGACAGGGGTGAGGGCGACATCATCAGTTTTGACGGTTATTGCGCGGCATATGCGGATAATGACGAGATTTGCAATAAAAGAGAAGATCAAAGAAGCAAGATAAAAAAGAATCAGAAAATAGTGCTTTGTAAAAATAGCAATCAAAACAACTGCAATCGGCGGAATAAATAGCTTAAGAAGTAGGGAATAGGTGTCGCTCAGATAGAGCTTGATAAAAGCCAGAACGGCATTGTCTCTGTGAAAATAATTCAGATATCCAAGAAGATAAGCGCCGCAGGAGGCGAGAAATGCATAAAACGGGGAGCGGGTAATGAAGAAAACAGCAACAAAAACGATGAACCGAAGAATGCGGGGGAGGTTTGAGGTGTGGTCGAGCAAGGCTGCAAGAAGGTTTTCTTCTTCTTCGCGAGAGCTGGAAATACTGGAACGGACGAGAAGGTCAAGAGGTGCCTGAACAATATTGCCGCCTACAGTTTTCCAGAAGGGGAGATCTTTTTCGTCCATAGTAGCCCCCTAAAAAACAGAAGTTAGACATAAGTACAAGACTTGATACTTTTATATTACCGCGTGGGAAGAAAAATGTCAAGCAATATTTTAATTAAAATTACAAAAATGTCGGAAGGAGCGGAAAGATGAACTATGCGGCAGAGATTCGGAGGCTGATCGAGACGGGGACGGAGGAGCAATTAAGGAGGTTATACTGGTTTATCCTGGCATTCCTTGCAGCGGGAGGAGAGGAAAAATGAAAAGCGCGAAAAAGAGGACTGGCAGCGGGTGCTGTCAGTCCTCTTTTTTTGTTTCGCCGAGAAGCTCGCGGGCTTTGCGCTCCAGAAGCTCCCAGCCCTCCGGCGGGAGGGAAAGAATCATGCGGGCAAAGCGCTGCTGAAACTCGGTCGGCTCTGAGCCGAGGAAGCGGCCGGCCAGCATCATCAGCTCGGCGGCATCGTCCTGCGGGAGGAACATCTCGCCATCGCCCTCACGCAGCCAGCGCTCGGAGACGTTGAACTCGCGGCAGATTGCTGAAACAACTGCGTCGAGAGGAGTGCTTGCGCCGCGCTCATATCCGGCAATGGTTGTTTGCTTCACGCCGATGCGAGCACCGAACTCCGTTTGATTAAGGCCGAGATGCTTGCGCAGTTGCTTGATACGTTCGTTCATGGGGTTCTCACCTCCTTGCATATTGAGTATAGCAACAATTTTAACGGAAGTCAATATTTTTTTGAAAACCTATTGACAAATTTATCTAGACACGCTATACTGATAACGTAAATAGTTAAGCGGAAAGCAAAACGCGATAGGAGGGGAAGAAGCAGTGGACGACATTACGGCTGTAGAATGTTTGGCCATCCTGTGTGCGTGGGCAGCGGGACCATGCTACGGCGGGTTTGCAGCCATGGCGATAGAGTTCGGCGCGCGCGAGGGTAGACCGCTTCTGGTTGCGGCGATCGTGCTCAGCGTTATTTCTGCCGCGCTGTTTGCTGTGCATTATTTCCACTGATAGGGGGGTGAGAGGATGGAATGGCAGACCACACTTTGGGTTGTGCGGTTGATTCTCGCGTGTATAAACTTCGTGCTTGCGGTATTGGCTGTCAGGAACGCAAGCAAGGCGATGAAGAACGCGAAGGAAGCGGAAGAGGAAGCCCACAGGAACGTGGAAAACTGGGCAGAAATCAGGAGATTATGCGAAGAACTCTGGGAAGAAATCGAACGGGCGGAAGAGGCGTTAGCGAACGAGCGCCGAGACGATGATACCGATGACGGAGACAGCGACAGCAATAACGGAAATCCAGAATGACATTTTTGCTTGCTTCGCGGCGGAAAGAGCGCGAGCGTCCGCATGCTGTGCAGCCTCTTCGGCTTGTCTGACGCGCTTTTCGAGGGAATCACGGATTCTGCGAAGGGATTCGGCTTCATCATCTGTACGCGCTTCGGCGCGGCGGGCGGCGGCAGCTTCGGCAGCGCGGCGCTGACGCTCCTGCTCGGCCATGAAAGCTTGATAAGATTGCATAGGAAATCAACTCCTTTTTCGTGAGTATAGCACGCGGCGGGAGGGAATGTCAACGAAAGGAAGTGAGAGAAATGACCGAGGAAAAGAAAAGCACGCTGGAAAAGCTCTACGAGCTGGCGGCGAAGCTGCCGCCGCTGGAGCGGCGGTTCCTGCTGACCTACGGCGAGGCGCTGGCGGACGCGCAGGAAATCAAGAAGCAGAGTGCATAAGGAGGAATAAAAAATGCCGAAGGTGACATGGTGCAAAACCGAGGCGATGCGACAGGCGGAGGCGGGAGAGGAGTTCTTCCGCCGGCTGGAGGCGGCGCGGAGGTATGAGAACATCAGCGTGGAGATGCTGATAGAAAAATGCGGGATGAACCGCATGACTTACTACAACCGCAAAAAGGACCCGGAGAAGCTGACGGCAAAGGAAATCCGGCAGCTTGCGGCGGCGGTGAAGCTGACCAGCACGCAGGAGGGGCGGGACGCCCTGCTGCGGCTAGTGGGGGCAATTTAGGAGGAAAGACAATGTACGGAAAGTGCTGGTTATGCGGAAAGGTGGGCGCGGTGGAGCGCCACCACATCTTTGGCGGGTCGAACCGCGACAAATCGGAGCGGGACGGGCTGGTGGTGCTGCTGTGCGGCGACACCTGCCACAGAAACGGCCCGAGGGCGGCGCACCAATGCGCCGAGACGGCGCTGGAGATAAAGAAGTACGGAGAGCGCAAGTGGATGTACGAGCACGAGGCCAGCACGGACGACTTCCGGCGGGAATACGGGAAAAATTATCTGTGAGGAGGACATAACGATGCAGGAAATCATTCTTTACAACGGCGAAGCGGAGGATCTGGAGCTTCGCCGTTTGGCGTACAGAGTGGACGCGCGGAAAAACCGCGCGGCAAGAGAAGAAGCGGAAGCGCGGGCGCAGCGGGCGGAAACGAAGCTGCGGGCAGAGCGGGCGAAGGCACGGAAGGAAAAGCGGGAGCTGGGCGCATTTCTGATGGTGATTGCGCTGGTGGTCGTGATGGCGGTGTGCGTGACGGCGGGGCCGTGGTGGACGGCGGCTTTCCCATTTGCGGGGGCGCTGCTGGTGATGCGGAAGGTCGGGTGGCGGTGATGGACGATCTGGCGAGGACGCTCATAGAGTGCGCCGGGGCGAAGCGGTGCAGCGAATGCGAGGGGTACCCAAGCTGCGGGGGCGTACTGAACCTGATGCTCTCGGCGGCGCGGGAGATTGAGCGGCTGAAGGAGGAGTTGGAAAAATGCCGCCGGCAGAAATAGGAAACTGCGCGGTCTGCCCGCAGGCGGAAGAGGAAACGGACTACAAGGGCGCGATCCTACTGCGCTGCATGGGCCATGGCCTGCGCGGAGTGCGCGGGCGGGTGGTGAGCCGGTACCCGGAGGGGTGCCGGGGCATAGAGGAAATTGCGCCGCCGAAGTGGTGCAAAAGGAGAAAGAATGAAAAAAGCAGAGGACATGACATCTGCGAAAAGGCTGATTGCGGCGCGGAAGGCGGCGGGGTTAGGCCAGAGCAGGCTGGCGGCTCGGTGCTATTACGAGCAGTCAACCATTGCCAATGTGGAGCAGGGGCGGACGAGAATGAGCCTGAACCTTGCAAAGGCGGTGGGAAAGGCGCTGAATGTATCCGTGGTATGGCTGCTGGGGCTGGACGAGCCGGAGATCAGCTATGAGACGGCGGCTGCAGTGATTGCCGCAGCGGGGAAGGACAAGCTGCGGGAGGTGCTGGAGAAAATGGAGGAAAACACATGAGCGGACCAATTATCGCCTACAAGGGATTTGACAAAGACATGAAATGCCAAGGATTCCAGTTTGCCGAGGGCGAAACGTATCATGAGGACAAAGCGGAGCTTTGCAAAAACGGATTCCACGCCTGCACAATGCCGCTGGATGTGCTTGGATACTATCCGCCGGGAGATGGAAGCATCTACCGGATGGTAGAACTGGACGATGTGTGCGACGAGAAAAGCAATGACAGCAAGATTTGCGCGAAAACGATAAAAATCGGCGCTGAAATCGGGATTCCCGGCCTCGTCAAAGCACAAATCGAATTGGTCAAGAACACCATCGGTTTCGACGAGAAGATCAAAAAGGCGAAAGAGTCTCCGGATAAGTATGCGACGGGCTATCGGGGCGCGGCCTCTGCGACGGGCGAAGCGTCGGTTGCTATGGCGTCCGGACGTGATGGCCGTGTAATGGGCGCTATCGGCTGCGCGATCTTCGCCGTGGAGCGCGGCGAATGGGATGGCAATACATACCAGATTGTCTCCGTCGCGGCCGGAATCGTGGACGGCGTAACGATCAAAGAAAAGACGTGGTACAAATGCGTCGGCGGGAAATTTGTGGAGGTGTGACGGGTGACGCATCTGAGCCTGTTTAGCGGCATCGGAGGCCTGGATTTGGCGGCGAAATGGGCCGGGTTTGAAACCGTCGGACAGTGCGAATTTGCCGACTATCCCACAAAGGTGCTGGAAA